TCATTTTGTCGGCTTCGCCTTCTCGCCGACGCGCCGATACACTTCCTTGGTCAGCTCCTTGTCGGAGTGACCGAGTAGTTTCGCGGCTTCGCCCGCGTCGTCAATCTCGCTGGCCGCCTTGGGGCGCGCGTCTCGGAACTGGAACTGCACGATGCGCTGGGCAAGGGCGGCGTTGCCAGCTTTTTCCGCATCCTGCGCGGCCTCTATCCTGGCGGCCACGAAGCGCAGGCGCAGCATTCCGGCGGTCATCCGCCTTCCGTCCGACGTTGCGGCCAAGTACAGGCTTGCAACCTGCCGGCGCCTGAGCCGGTCGATGAGCAGCCCAAGCTCCGTCCTGGCTCCATCGTCATCCGTGAGCATGATACGAATCCGTTTGCGGGTCTTGCCCTGGCGGACCATCAGCGAATCATCGATCAGGTCGCGCACCGTCATACGCAGAACATCTCCAGGGCGCTGGCCGCTGAGATAGGCCAAGTCCATCGTGTCCTGAAGATCTTCGGTGGCACAGTTTCGAACGGCATGCCACACCGCTTCGTCAGCGTAGAAGTCGCGCGGAACTTCCTTGTTCTTGGCCACGCCTGCGCAGGGGTTCGTTTTCGCGGTGTATCCCCATTCCCTGGCTTTGTTCCAGATGTTCGAGAACAGGGCCAACTCGCGATTGGCGGCGACCGGTGCCTTCCTGGCCGGGATGAACGTCCCGTTCTTGAGCGTTCGAGCGGGAGACATCCTGGCATCGCGGTACTGAGCGATATGCTGCGGTGTGACGGCGTCGATCGGAGCCGAGTCGAACACGGCGCGCAGTTTGGCGAGTTCCAGCCGGTTCGAGGCCTGGGTCTTCGCCGCCTTGTTCGGCAGCACATCGCGCGCATATCGGTCGAACACGACGCGCATGATTCCAGTCTCGACCGGGGGCGGCGCGGCGTCCAGATCGGCCCACTTGCGCAGCGCTTCGACACGATCGGTACCGAGCGGGATTTCCCGCTTGTCGGCGGCTGACCAGTAGTAGAACCCTTCCCACTGCTTCCCTGATCGCATCGTTCGCACGCGACGAATCATGCGCGGCGGCAGATCGGACGAGGTGCTCTTGGGACGGTTCATGCGGGGTTACTGTAGCAGAAACGGTTCATCGTATCCCCGAGAAATCGGGCGACCAGGCTGCTTGTGGCGCGAGGGTTGAGGCGTCGATGCCGGCGAGCTTGAGCCTCGCGTACAGCCGGCCCACGATCGGCCGCCCTGCGCGGTTTGTGTGGTATTTCCAGCGGTTCGTGTCGAGCCAGGATCGTTGCCCGTCAGAGGTCTTGGCGCCAGTGATTTCGGCGACCTCGTCGGGCTTGAGCGTTTCGGACAGCAAGGGGAGTTCAAAGATGGCGGTCATGCCTCCACCTTCATCACCATCCACCCCCACAACTCAACTTCCTCCCCGGTCTTGCTGCTCGTAAACGAGGCGAGCCGCACCCATCCCGCCCGGGCTAGGACGCGCTGTTGCGCTACGTTGCTGGCGCATACCGTGCACGTGGCGAAGTCGTACCCCAAGGCAGCCAGCATCATGTTCTGGTGGGTCTTCAAGGCGTGCGCGTGCCCTTGTCCGCGTAGGTCCTTCGGGACGAAGAATGCGTGACAGTGGGCGACCTGCGGCTGGCTGGGGACCGAGTCGATTTCGTAGGCGCCGGCGGGGGTTGCGAATCTCATGCGGCCTCCTGTTTCCTGAATTCAACGGTAATCAGTTCAGGGAACTTGCCACCGAAGCTGACACGCATATGGGTGGGTTCGGCCAGGGCGTGCGCCATTTCCAATGCTTCCGAGACAGTTTCAGGAACCGGATCGGTGCACCGCCGTTGCCACCAGATGGCTGCCTTTGCTCTGGCGTACCCTTGGTGCTCAAAGCAGATGTACTCGGATACCCGCGTGAACACGCCAGCACAATAGGTAACGCGCATTGTCGGAGTGCCGCTTTTGCCAAGATGGTAGTCGTAGAAGAGATCGTCTATTGCCAGGTCCCTGATGTTCTTCTGCGAGCTGAGGACGGCCATATCGCTGGCGCTGTGGCCAATCTTCTGTGCTTGATCGGGCTCAGGCATGGCGCAGCCGCATTCCGGACAGACGCGCAGGCTGGCGTGCAGACGAGCTTCGCAGCGCGGGCATTTGCGGGTCGGCGCTTCGTGGACTTCCCCGCTCGACGATTTCTTGCGTCGCCCCTGAATCTGGTCGATCGGTCCGTGGCGGGCGATGTTGCCGGCGTAGTCCAGCAGAAGGCAGTTCTCCTTGCCTGGTGACGGGCGCATGCCGCGTCCGCAAATCTGTACCCACAATCCGGCCGAAAGCGTCGGGCGCAAGCTCACCAGACAGTCTGTTCTTGGCGCGTCAAAGCCGGTGGTCAGTACCTTGACGTTGACCAGTGCTCTGACCTTCCCAGCCTGGAAGTCGCGGATGATCGCGTCTCTGTCAGACTGTGGCGTCTTGCCCGTAACCACTGCCGACGAAATTCCGCGCGCTATGAGCGAGTCCGCGACCTGGTGCGCGTGCTTGACGGTGACGCAGAACAACAGCCAGCCACGGCGATCGGCAGCGAGATTGCACGCTTCGTCAAGCGCTGCCTCGGTGACCGCCATCATCGCTTCTTCGGCCTCGGCGTCGACGAACTCACCTTGCCGGGTATGCACGGCGGACAGGTTGGCGCGTTGCAGGCTGCCCTTGCTGATGACTTCGACGAGCGAACCCTCGGAAATCAGGCGCTGCATAGGCAATTCGTAGGCGACCCCATCGAAGACGTCCCCGTCTACCAGCAGGCCGGAGTCCAGTCGGTAGGGGGTGGCGGTCAAGCCGATCACTTTTATCCAGGGATTACGCTCCTTCATGACGGCCAGCAATTGGCGATACATGCCCTCGCCGGCGTGCGGAATCAGGTGCGCCTCATCGATGATCACCAGATCAAAGGCATCGATTCGGCTGACCAGCTTGTAGATGCTCTGGACGCCAGCGAAAAGAATCGGATGACGGGTATCGCGTCGGTTCAGGCTGGCCGAGTTGACGCCCGCGGGCGCCGACGGCCAGATCTGACGCAGGCGCTGCCAGTTCTGTGCGATCAGCTCCTTGACGTGCGTGACGCACAGCACTCGGCAAGCGGGGTCATCCTGGAATGCGCGCTCGATAAACGCGGCCTGGACGACCGACTTGCCGCTGTTGTGATGCACCACGAAATCATCCGTGAGATACAGATGATTTCCATCCAGGGAGAAGCCGAAAAACTCGCCTTCCCCAATCGGCTCAATTTTGAACCCGGTGACGAGAGGGTTCTTGCGCCGGGTGCGTAGATCAGACCTCTTCCGTAGGCAGCGCAAGGGCAGCCAGGACGACTCGCCGGTGATGCTGACGCGCCAGTAAGTCCCGCCACCTCCAGTCTGGCAGGTTTTTTGACATTCGGAGATTGCTGCAGGTAGGCCCAAACTGCGAGAAATGAACGCAACGTCTTCCGATAGCCGCCTGGACTTCGAGATGAAATCGTAAGCCACTCCTTTGTTCAAATATCCATCCGTGTCCAGAAGTCCGGCCAGGATGCCTGCCCTGGTCTTGACGCTTCCCATTTTGTATTCATCAGGAATGAACTTATCCCCCGCGGAAAGGCCGAACACGCCTATTTTCTTCAAGAGTGTCGTGACCCGATTTTCAACATGGCCGTTACGTCCTTCGGAGTTTACGAACCGCACATGCCAGCAGGCGACGTTCTGCGTCTTGGCATACGTCTTTTCGCTGAACTCCAAACCATGCGAGCGCATTACTTCTAGCAGAGCATCCAGTACGTCATGATCTGGATTGGTGAAATTGACGCCGTGCTTGAGACATCCGTCCCCCAACAAAGCGCCAAGCGCCCACGGGTCAAGCTCTGGATCATCACGCATGGTGAAATGGACGCACTCAGCACGGTGTAGCTTGCGAAGGTGCTTCCAGCTTTTTGACTTCGCCAAGTAATCTTTGACAGCGACGAACTCTGTATCTCGAGCCTTGGTTGATGACGGAAAAGCCTTTCGCTCGTTGGTCATCATCAGCGATAGCACATGATTCTCGTTGACGACGAAAGGCGCGCTCCCGCGATGCGGGGTGATGCGGTACATCGGCTCTGTGCCGGTGATTGTCCGTAGAACATTGCGAGGGGTACTGTCGGGGCCAATCAGCACGTCGCCTACTTGGATGTCCTCGACAGCCTTCGTCGTCCCGTCGATCATCACAACTCGCGTACCCTTGGCGTGGCATCCAGTTGGCAAGATCACCAACGGATTTCCGGCCTCGCTCTCGAACCAGCGATAGAGCGCCTCGATGGCGTCCTCTTGGTAGTTTCGCAGCGCAATCACGCCGGGATCTCCACTGTCGCCGCAAATGTCGTCTTGGCCACCGAAATGAACGGATCGGCGATCATCGTTACGGGAAGTCCTGCCAGTTCGGCTGACGGATAGACGGGAAGAAACTCGCCGTTCTCATCCTTGACTTCGGTACCGGATTCGCCGTTGACGAACTTCTGGCCATCCACTCGGCAGGCGTAGATCACGGCGCCTTCTGGCGTGGCGTCCAGGGGTTCAGCGAAGGCGAGTGTGGAGGGAATGAACCGGTGCGCGTCACATCCCGCTTGCTGCGCTTCGAGAGGGATGGCGTCCTGCCAGTGTCCGCAGTGCCATTCGCCTCCGGGTACTGGTGTCGAGTGTGCGCAGGTGCGGCAAGTCGACGCCGGGGCGCATTCGCCGTGGCAAACGGCGCGGTGATCGCACATCTTGCACACCCACCAGGCCGGATCGTTGCTGATGCGCACGGGCGGCTCGGCGGCGTGGATGATGCGCCGCGCTTTTTCGACCAGTTCGATGAAGGCCAGTGGATCGGCTTCGATGCGCTCGGCGTACAGCTCGTCAGTGTCCTTGCAGGCAGCGAGGTAGAGCGCTCGGTCCATGCCGCTCCAGCCCATGTAGCACTGCATCTGCGCCCAATGCTCGGGCTTGGCTTCGCGCACGCCTTTGTTCTTCAGCTCGCCGAAGCTCCGGGCGTTGTGCGTCTTGAACTCGGTCACATGCCAGGACTTCGGCGCTTCCGGAAGGCCGCACGCCGCGCCATCCATGCTGCCTCCGAAGTGTCCGTCGACATCGATGTAGCGAAACTGCCTGCCGGTTTCCGGATCGACTTCGAGGACTTCGGTACCGATGCCGCGCAGCTCCGCGACAAAGCGCGCCTCCTCAAGCTGGCCACGCTCGAACAGACGGAGCATCCGCCCGCTGAATGACGCGGGCGTAGCCCAGCGGAAGGCGTACCACAGTGCACGCTCGCAAGGTCGCCCGATGACGCTGGCGCCCAGGTGGCTACGCGGTGGCTTTGCGGCTTCGCGCGTCTCGTGCAGGCGATAGATGGCCTGCACGGTGCTGGCCGGATTCGTGGGAATCGGCGAACTCATCTCAGGCTGCTGCCGGTGCCGTCGCCTTGCTCTTCCAGGGAGCACGCGGCGCGCCCGCTGCCGGTCGAGCGGCGGACGGCTGCGGTTGTGCGACGGGCAGCTGCGGTTGTGCGGGAGTGGCTGACGGCGGCTTTGGCGCTTGCGCCATCGCAGGTACCCCGCCCGTGGTCGAGTAGTAGCCCTTGATCACGTTGTTCTGACGTGCGTTGCCGTTCTTGTCCTGACCGTTCTCGAGCTCGACCTGGATGATCAGCGGCCGGCTGTGCAGCTCGGCGCTGTCCGATACCTGCATGACACCACAGGCCCGGCAGAGTGCCGAGAATTCTCGGTAGGCAATCTCGGTGGCCTTGGGGTTGGCATTGACGAGGTTCAGTCGAGCGAAGACGACGCGGCCTTGGTGCTCGCCATCGAGCACCTTGAAGCACAGTTCGAGATACTGGCCAGTGCTGTCGCGCGTGGTCTTCATCTCGCTTTTCTCGATGCAGCAGAGGTAACGGCCGCGCGGGATCGGGTCAAAGCCTGTGGCGGGTTCGACCTGGGTGGCGTCGAAAGCGGCGCCGAAAATGGACGTGAGGTTTGCCATGATGAGTGCTCCTGGGTTATTTGCTGAGGTGCTGCGTGAAGGCATCCCACGAGAGGGGGATGGTGTCTGGAAGCGAAAAGCGGTTCTTGGCAAGACAGGCCGGGCGCTCGCTGGTGTAGATCAAGCGTTCGCCGGTGGTGATGCCGCGGGAGACGGTCTTGTTGAAGCCCACATCGTCTTGTTTGACGATCGTGCGTAGGTTGGTGAAGAACACGCAGTCGGCCCATTCCTGCACCAGGGCACTGCTACGCTCCTGGAGCTTCGGGCTGTAGCGCTCGTAAGGCTCGACTTCTGGCGAGTCGAAGCGCTTGATCTGGCAGTGGGCGAGCAGAATCACGGCCATGCCTTTGGTGGTTCGCAAGGTATTCAGGCCATCGAGGACTTGCGTCCAGTAGTCGGCGGCGATGATGGCGCCCTTGCCGTAGGCCAGGTCCTTGGCATCGAACCGGGCATTGACGTCCTTCCAGATCAGGTTGTCGAGCCAGTCGAGACTGTCGATGACCACGGTTTGAAAGGTGTGCTCCTCGGCGATGAGCGACGACAACGCGTCAATGGCGTCCTGATAGGACTGGCACAACGGGAAATGGTCGACTTCAAGCTGCCCGAGCCCGTCCTCGGTCAAGATGAAGATTGGCTCCGGGGCGTTGGCTGCGAAGGTCGTTTTGCCCAATCCATGGGGCCCGTAGAGCACGACGCGCGGCGCCTTGATGCCTTCTGACTTGCGGATGGATGCGAGATTGAAGGCCATGGCTATTTCACCTCCACGGCTGTCTTTGCGGGCCTGACGGTGATGGCCGGAGCGATCTTCGCCCAGTTTTCTGGGTCGTTCGCGCGCAGCCACTTGGCGCCGGTGGCGTCGAGCTGGTGAACGACCTTGACCGGTGACAGATGCTCGGGCAGGGCGGTGACAAGGGATAGCAGTTTCGCCATGTCGGCGCTGTAGTTCAGCTTTCCGGTGACGGTCAGCTTGCGGCCATCGGCCAACGTCGTGGTCTTGGCGCCTTCTTCCTTGGCGCCGACGATGGCGATGACCGAATTCTCGATGCTCAGGCGCTTGGCGGCGAGTACGGATTCTTCGTGCTTGAGGTGTGCAATCTCTGTACAGAGGGATTCGAGCGTCTCGGGTGGGGGAACGATTTTCAGGGCAGGTGAGTTCATGGTTTGGTCCTCGGCGGTTGAAAAGATCAGGAAAAGGTCATGCTTGCCAGGTACGTCTGTGCTAACTCCATCGCCGCCCGGAACTGCAACAGGTCGCCGCGCTGAATTCCCCGGTCTGCCATACCGATACAAAGGCTGATTTCCTCAAGGACGGCATGTGCATCCTGGATTTCATCCGGTTCGTCCGGTGTTCGCGGGTCGTGCGGGTGTCCGGTGTATTGGCCCATCAGATCACCCGGCCCGGGGGTGTAGGGTGTTGCGTGGTACATGTGGCCTCCCTCAGTCTTCGATCGATCGGGAAAGAATGAGCGCGGAGCGGACGCCATGCACCGCAGTGGCAAAGCCGGGGCTCTTGAGCGCCGCCAGCTTGGAGTCGTCGGCTGCGTGCGGTCCCAGAGCATCCAGGAGAATCCAGGCATCCTTGCACGCATGGCGAAGGCGCTTGGCGAGCGCGAGAATCTGATCCGCCTCGGCGGCGTGCTCCGGCTGGCCGCCGAACTTCGTCGCCTCGACGGGGTAGGGTGATGGGTTCATTTCTCCTCCTGGTGGGCGGCAACGGATGCTGATCGACGGTTGTGGAAGTTCTGGGCGTATTCCTTCCGGAATGCCTCCATGTCGAGCTCGGATTCGTAATCGATCCGGCCGACGATCCCGAAACAGGCCAGCAGAAAGAGAAAGATCCAGAGGGCTTTCATGCCTGCTCGCCTTCGGATTTGGCGATCACTTGCATGGCGTCATGCACCAGGTGCGCCGGCAGATAGGAGTCAGCCGAGAATGGCTGCTCGGGGCCGGCGACTTCGGCCACGATGGCCTTGAGTACAGCGATCGCGTCGCTGGATACCGGTGGCTCAGAAGCGACCATCGTCGCCTCTCATGCCATACCCGATAGCCATGCCGGCGATCGTCGGAGCGACGATCAGAAGCAGGATTACCAACAGCGTCAGCAGCACATCCATTTCAGTCCCCTCCAGGAGTCATTGCCCTGCCGGCCGATCGCGGGAGCCGCCTCCCGGCTTGTCGCTAGCGATGTTCCTGCCCGTCCCTCGACCTGACTGCTGTCCCGGTTCGCAGGTGGCTATCGGCAAACACCCCGGTGCGCGTGAAGCGGCTTTCGTGATCGACCAGCTACCTTTGCCAGTGGTATCGCCTTCGGCTCATCTCCCCGCAGGAAGCGTCTTGCGTCGGCTGATTGACCCGCTCGGAGTCTTTGCTGGCGGTGCCGCGGTGGGTTGCGGCATGGGGGAAGATTAGCGCAGTGCTAAACAACGTGTCAATAGCGCAGCGCTAAATATGTGGCAAAATAAAACCGCCTTGGGGCGGCTGTCGCGTTGCGTGTGTATCAAAAATGATCTATGTTTAACAGCATGAATGGGGCGGACATCATCAAGCGACTGAAAAGCGAGGGCTGGGTGTTGGACCGCATTGCCGGTAGCCATCACATACTGGTCAAGGAGGGTCGGGCGGTTCCCGTGCCGGTGCATGGCCATCGCGACATCGGCCCTGGTCTGGTGTCTGCCATTGCTCGCCAGACGGGCGTCAAGCTGAAATAGGAGAAGTCATGGAGATTCGTTACCCGGCACTGTTGAAGCCGGAAGAGGGCGGGTACTACGTGGAATTCGTAGACCTGCCGGATACATTTACCGAGGGGAAGACCCTGGAAGAGGCGCTGTTCAACGCATCGGAAGTGCTGACGGCCATGCTGAACTGGCGGATGGACGAAGGGCAGGACATTCCAAACCCGTCCGGAGAGGTAGCTGGGGCGATCTATGTTGCGCCGGACGCCAAGACGCAATCGGCGCTACTGATTCGGAGAACGCGAGGTGCCCGGCCACTGGCCGATCTGGCGCGCGTGCTGGAAACCTCGTGGCCAGCGGCCAAGCGCCTGGAAGACCCGCGCCACTGGCCCAGCTTGAAACAACTGGACAAGGCCGCGGCGGCACTCGGGAAGCGCTTGATGCTGTCGTTCGAATAGGAGAAATCCGCCTCCGTAGTTACGGCTCTCGACGAATCACTGCCGGAAGGCTATCAGGATCGTCGACATTGACCGGAATCGGCGGCAGCCATTTCAAACGCCTTTCCGAACGTCCTGCGCCGCTCAGAAACGTATGCCAATGCGCACGGCGGATGTGTGCCCGCGGGCGCGCGTGATGAGTACCTTCACCGTCGCCTTGCGAGCGCTCCTGCGCTCTCCGTAGGGCGGCGCCAAGCCTGACACCGACGTCCCACACTGTCGGCTTGTCTGCCGGGAACAGTCGCCATCCCCGCTTCGTTCGCTTGGCCTTTGGGATGGATGGCTTGGCGGCGCCGTCGCCGATCTCGGCATCGTCTGCGCAGAGGTACAGAAGTGCAGACAGCAAAGGCTCTGCGGTTTCCAGTACGTCGCGATTGATGCCTTCGGGAAGGCTTGTACCTGATGCCGCAGCATAGACTCGCGAGACGTCTATCGCTCGCGCCACTGCTTCGTCGAGAGCCCATGGCCCGAGGTGGATCGGAATCGGTATGAGGCTTTCTTCTGCGTCGATCAGCAACCGGAGTTCCTCGCGTCCGCTGTTTGTGTCGTACTCGAGGTGCGCGAAAAAGCCGTGCATGGCTTCTCTGCCCCACTGCCGCCCTGGCGTTTCAATATATACGCACCACGTTGGGATACGGCGCAAGACTTCGCACGGCAAGTCCCCGGACAACGGGGTGTCGAGCAGGCTCGACAACAGGCCAGGGTCGAATCGGAAAATATCCTGCGTTGGGCGCCACGCGGCCAGCGCAGCCAGACTCGCCACGTCGCCGATCAGGTGCGGCGAAACGCGGTTCAGGACGCCACCGGAGACGACCGCGTAGGCCCCCGCCATGGGGCAGTAGCACCACTCCGGCCAGTCTGGCAGGCCAGCATGTCCGCGATCCTGCCGGAATTCGTCGTACTGCCTCCATGCGCTAGGAAAGCGTTTTCCAGCGGCCACCAGGTGGCGCTTTGGTCTTGGCAGGTCAGACATCATGTCGAAAGCGGGATGCCGACTAAAGACTTTGCCGAATCACCGGGCGCCGTCGGCGCTGGCAGGTTTTCGGGGCGGGCTTTGGGACGTCGGGGCCAGGTTGGTGGATTTCGGCATCAAGCGCTACCCGACGGGCACGAAAAGCCGCAGCCTAGCGCATCTCCTGCCATCGCTTCGGCAATAAGCGCCTCTTCGAACGACTCAGGCGCCTGTATTTCGATCTGGACCGGGACCACGCTTGGGCTGTTGCGCAAGAGGATCGCTATCCTTTGCGTAGCCGCCGTAGTCTGGCACTGACGATCCTGAATGTTGTCGAGTTGGTTCATTCAGGCACCCACTTCCCAATCACGACGCCGCAGATCGTCGCGTTTCCATCGATCGGGATCAGTTTCGGTCCAGGCCAGTCGGGGTTGAGCGCGCGGAGGAATCGCTGGCCGCCCTCGACTACCAACTGCTTGAATGTGGCCTCGCGCTCGTCGTCGAGACGAACGACGACATGCTTGCCGTGCTCAGCGCGGGCATCCGGATCCACAAAGATGATGTCTCCCGCCTGGTAGCGGGGCTCCATCGACAGTCCTCGCACGCGCAACGCGAAGGCGTGTGGGCCGAATCGCTTCGGGCAAGGGAGCCACTCTTCGGCGTCGCCCGGTGCCAGGTTGTCGATGATCTCCTGCCAGTGCCCGGCCTGTACCCACGAGATCAGCGGGACTTCGCCGCGAATGGGCGGGCCGGGTTCGACGTTGGCGAGGTGGCGGCCTGGTCGCAAATCCTCCTCTTGTGCATCTATGGGTTGATCCATCCAGCCAAATGACCGCCCGCACTGTTCTTCGATGTAGCGCGCGGAGGCGTTGCTGATAGCGCGCGGTTTTTGAGTCTTTGAGTCCGGCGAGGCGTTCAGCCACTGACTGACTTGAGACGGGCTGCGCTTGATGACAGCGGCCAGCGATGTGACCCCACCACTTTCGGCCACAAGCACAGCCAGCCTAGCTATGCGGATCTGATCTACGGATTTCATAGGTCGATTAAATAGCGAAATGCTAACGAAAGGAATTCGCGCAGCGCTTGACAAAACATTTAGCGCTGCGCTAATGTATCGGCATGGACCTTCGTACATACCTTTCTTCGAGCGGGCCAGCTTCCCGCCTTGCCAAGCAGATCAAGGTGTCCCCTGTGCTAATCAGCCAATGGAGCACCGGGGTTCGCCAAGTTCCTGCTGAGCGCTGCCCAGCGATCGAGCGAGCGACTGGTGGGGCTGTCCGATGTGAGGATCTGCGCCCAGACGTGGAGTGGTCCGTGTTGCGCTGTCCCAGTGAGCAAGCCGCATGACCGTCATTGCCGCCCTCCTGGCCGCCGAGCACGACCTGGCCTTCCTGCATGGCTGCACCGCCAGCGATGGTCCAGGCCAATGGAAGATTGACCATGCCAAAACGTTGGCGCTGATCGTCGAAGCGCTGTCGGCGATTGGTGTCAGCACGGATACCGGTCGCGAATGTGACAGTTGTAGAAACCGCCCTTCGAGGGAGCCGCTGGTGGTGGAATCGGCCGGGGAAAGCCCCCCGTACCAGCCATTGATGACCGTCATCTCTGAAGATCTTGGGGTGAGCATCCAGTTGCAGCCTAAAGACGAGTGTCTTTTTGCGGCGATGCGCCTTCTTGGTATATCGCCACGCCGTTCCACGCGTCCCGGAAAGCTTCGATGGCCTGGTCTGGAACTTGCCGAGCGAGCAGCAAAGAAATGGTCTCTTCGCTTTCGTGCCGCATTGCGGCGATTAGCGCCTCGTGATTGGGGTGCGTCGTGATAAGCGCACGGATAGAGGCTTGCAGCGCAGTGAACATGCCAAACGCTGCTGATCTTACGTCTTCGATTTCTGAGTTCATGAGCAGCCCTTTCGATAGCGATGTGGTGTGGAAACTTCATTCTATCGGAATGCGGCTGCTCTCCCATTTGCAGGCGTATGGCGCATGAGTCCCCGCCACCCCCACCCCTTGATCCCCGCCTTTGCCGCAGCCCTTGCCGCCGTGGCCCTGGCTTACTTCCTGTCGTGGGCACTTTCATGAACGTCTCCTCCAGCGTTTTCGGTCAAATCGCGCTGGCTTTCTCCGGGCCTTCGGGCCTGACTCTTTCTCTTCTGCAGGTGTAGCAATGGCCCGGCCGCCGACCCCCTTCCGCAACGAGATCAAGACTCGCGTCGAGGACGAGTTGTACGACGACTTGCAGACGTACATCCGATTCAACTCGGGCATTTCGGAAGCCAAGGCCTTTCGTGATCTGCTGCGACTAGCCCTCAAGGGGACGATCGGAACTATGCCTCAACCGCTGATACATAGCAGCCCCACCTCGGCCCAAGTCGGGCCAAAAACACCAGCATGAAAAACCTACGCGAAATCATGCAGGTATCCCTTCCCGTGGCGGAAGCCGCCGACCTCGCGACCCGTGCGGCTGCGGCCAACGTCGGTATCAAGGAGTACCTGGGATACCTCGTCCTATCAGGCGCTTACGGGCTCCTGCACCCCGAGGTGAGGGACTTTCTAACTCGGGCCAAAGCGGGTGTTTATGGGCCAAAAACCGTCGAGCCCGCTCCGGTCGCTGGCGAGCCGGAACCGGACAAGTATTGAAGGGGATGGCGATGAAACGACTGATGAACCTGCTGCGGAGTGTGAGGGGAGAGCGGTCACCGACCAGCACAGGAAACGCCGCCGATCAACACCGGTACCTTCCGCAACAACTCTTCAATCTGTCCCTGGAACTCGATCCAGCGAATGGCCAACTGGTCTTCGACGCAGCCGAGCTGATCGAGCGGCAGGCCGACGAGATCAGGAAATTGAAACAGGGCGCGCATCAGGCGACCCGAAAGGAGAAGAGAACATGACACCCGAACAACTGCGGCTGCTCTGCCCGCTGCGCCCTCAAACCCCGGCCGAGACGCTGTGCAACGTCGCCAATCTGGCGTGGACGGTCTGGCCGCTCTCCGCCGTTCGCGCCGCGGCCATCGGTTACTGCGAGGCGTTCTTGGCGGTGATCGATCCGCTGCCGCGGGATTTCTGCCAGTGCCCGGACTGACCATGAAACCTGCGCCTCAAGTACCGACCGGCCCTATCCACTCCTTCATGGCTCTGGCTCATCCGCTGCCGGCATCGGCTCAGCAGCGGCTCAGGCAGCTGTCGGCCGCGGTCCATGACGCCGAGAAGAGCGCCAACCCGGCGGCGATGGATACGCTGAACGACTACGTCGGACAGCTCAGGAACACCATCGGATTCGAGCACGTCCGGCGGGAATTCCTGCCGTGCAAAGCACTCTTGCCTGGAGGTTGACCGACATGGCGGCCATGAGCAGGAACAAGGGAGCGGTCGGCGAGCGAGAACTGTTCGGCAAACTGTCCGACGAGTTGGGCCTCGTGGTGCAACGCAAGCTGAGCGCAGCGCGTGACGGCGGTTGCGATAGCCTCGACGTTCCCGGTTGGGTAATCGAAGTGAAGCGCACTGAAACGCTCCTGTTGTCAGCCTACTGGGCGCAGGCGAAGCGCCAGGCCGAGGACGCCGGCCGCAAGCCGGTGCTGTTCTGGCGCAAGAACCGGGCGAAGTGGGTGGCCTTTATGGACCCGCATGACATCGCCCCCGAGCTTTTCCAGCCCGGCGGTGATCCGTTGTCCATGCCGCTGCCGCGCTGGTGCGAGCTGGCACGTGGGTTGATGTGATGACCTCGCCCGTCGACTACGCCGAGAAGGGCTACGCCGTTCTCCCATGCTGGTGGATCAAGGAGGACGATACGTGCGCCTGCGGCAATGCCGCCTGTCACGCCAAGGGAAAGCACCCGATCAATTCGCTGGTGCCGCGCGGCGTTCTCGACGCCAGTCGGGATCCGGCTGTGGTGGCCGGCTGGCTCTCCAAGGTACCCCGCGCGAACTGGGGACTGGCGATGGGGATGAATGGTCTGATCGCCGTGGACATCGATCCGCGAAACGGGGGCGACGCGACCTGGGAGGCGTTGACGGAGACGCACGGCGAGCCGCCGGAAACCTGGATGGCGCGCACCGGGGGCGGCGGAACCCACTTCATTCTTTCAGCGCCCACTGCCGGGACGAAGATTCCCGGCACGTTGGGCAAGGGCATCGATCTGAAGCACGGAAACGCCTATGTGCTGGTCGAGCCGTCACGCACTACGAACGCGTACTGCTGGCTGGACGGGTTGAGCCCACTGGAGGGCGCGCCACTCGCCGAGTTTGTGGCGTTCGAGGAGCCGGAATCAGCCCCGGTAGCCGTTTCGGGTGTGGTGCGCATGGTCGATTCCGCCACGTTGGCCGATCTTCGCGCTGCTCTAGCCTGGCTGGACTCCGACCGGCGAGATACGTGGATCAAGGTCGGTCATGCGCTACGCCAGCTCGGGCCGGCAGGGTTCGCGCTGTGGAACGAATGGTCGCAGCTCTCCGGCAAGTATCGCCCCGATGACCAAGTCAAGCGCTGGGCAGGATTCTCGCCCACCGAGATCAATCTGGAAACGATTTTCTTCGACGCGCAGCAGGCCGGTTGGCCGGGAAAACCTTTGTCGTCGGTGTCGCAAGGCCAGCCTGTATGCGAGCTTCCCGAGGCACCGAAGGGATTCGATGCACCCGCACCGGTGCCGATGCTCGACGAAGCGGCGGCCTGGCTGGGTGGCGACCCGGCAACGGCGCGCGCGGCGGCGATCTCTCTGGCCGGGTTCGCGGCATCGCGCCGGTATGAGTCGACCGAGGGAGATCCGGCACACCTGTACCTGATGACTCTATCGGATTCGATCGACGATCTGAGGCCGACCCTGCAACAGTACGCTCGCCTCCTGCACCAGGCGGGGCTTATCCGTCATTTGCGGGAGGCGCGTATCGCCACGCCCGCAGCCATCGACCGCATCTTGCGCCGGTGTCCGGCGACCGTCTGGCTGTCCGACGAGTACGCGACCGGCGTGGCCTACTCGAAGCGCCAGCCAGCGGGAACGCTGGAACAGGCTTTCGGGATGATGACCAGCCTGTACGGTAAGCGCTTCTTTCAGCTCGAAGCCACATCAGACGCGGCGCGCGCTGACGCCGAAACCGAGGTGGTGCATTGCCCGGCGCTCTCAATCTTCGCTGCGGCGGCCCATGCCGATGTGGCGCAGCTGGTGCGCGCGTCTGAAATTTCCCGCGGGGCCTTCGGGCAGATGCTGATGATCCAGGCGGCGCAAGGCATTTCCGACCCCGTGCGCGACCCGGCACCGCTCTGGTTGGTGACGCATCTGCGCGCCATGCGGGGCCTACCGGCGGACCTGTGCGAGTTCGCCCCGCCTTCCACAGTCTTTGCCGAGACGCCAGGCGTTGAGCCGGCGTTGATTCAGGTGGTGTTCCAGGATTCGCCTGATGCGTACTGGCCGGCGTTCAGGTCGCTGACCCCGGTCAGAGCGTTGCAGGCGCTGCTGCGCTCAGCGTGGCGGAACATGCGCCGGATCAGCGTGGCGCTGGCGGCATGGGCCAACCCTGCGGCGCCGGTGGTGACGCCGCCCCTCCTGGAGTGGTGCGCGGGGTATGTGCTGCACCACTTGCGCTCGCAGGTTGAGTCGGTCCAGGTGCTGGGCAACGAGGATGGCAAGACGACGGTCGAGCAAAAGGTTCTGGACTTCATTCGGAAGGCCGGGAGCGAGGGGGCGACGAAGAACGAGATTCAGGGAAGTTGCTACGCGTTTCGGTCGTTGAAGTCGGCGACCGAAAGAAACAGCGTGCTGGCCAACCTGATCGAGGACGAGGCCATCGAGCAGGTGCAAATCCGCCTGCCGGGAGCGCGGAAGCCGCGGAACGTCTATCGCATCGTAAACGCTGCTGAAAACGCTGATAACGCTGATAAACGCTGCGGTCATACCTCAGCCCCTATAACCCTTGCTGCGCAAGGCCCTGAACCTATTCGCTGAGAACGCTGATGCTTTTTGCTTGGCCCTTATTCTATAGAGGTAAACCGTCTACCTTGCACATCAGCGTCTCAGCGTATTGCTGCAGGCCTTGCTGCGCAAGGGTTTGAAGGCGCTGATGTGGCATCAGCGTTTTCTCAGCGACATCAGCGTTTTCAAAAAATCACGACAACGGGCAAGAAATGACTCTGACACCACACCAGCAATTCGCCTTCGACACCCTGATGGATTTCGCCAGCCCGGATTCGAATGCCGGACTGGCCGTGCTCGCCGGCTATGCCGGGACGGGGAAAACCTTTCTGGTCGGCAAGCTGGTCGGAGCGCTCGCCGGAAAGTTCCGGCTGGCTATCGCCGCCCCGACGCACAAGGCACTGTCAGTGCTTGCCGCGAAGATCGACGCCACTGTGGACTTCCTGACCGTGCACTCCCTGCTAGGTTACAAGATGACGGCGAACGATGATGTGAAGGTGGCGGAACGTGATCGCCCGCCTTCAATCGACAAGTTCGACTTCATCTTCATCGATGAGGCGTCCATGATCGGCTCGAAGTTCTTTAGTGACATCGTGATGTACCGCGGATGGACCAAGGTGCTTTTCGTCGGTGACCCGGCGCAACTACCGCCGATCGGCGAGCCTGGCGTATCTCCTGTGTTTTCGCGCGTGAAGTTTCAGCTTCTGCTGTCCGAGGTGGTTCGCCAGGCCGCGGAAAACCCCATCATTGCCCTATCCATGGCCGTCAGGGCCGCGCACGAGGCCGGGGTGACCATGGATGCCCGGTCTATCCTTGCGGCGGTCCCAGAGGGCGCCTACAACGTCGGACACTGCCAGCGCGAGGTGTTGGCTGCGTGGGCGATCGATGAGCATCGGGACGGGCGCGATTGCCGAATCATCGCCTACACCAATGCGCGCGTGCTGGCCCTCAATGCGGATATCCATGAGGCGTTGCACGGCGATACGCCTACACCGTTCGTGCCGGGTGAGCGCGTCATCGTGCATGAGTCTCGGGACTCGGTGCGCAGCGCTGACCATCCTGGCGTAAGGATGGCGATCCGCACCAGCGAGGAGTTGATCGTGCGCTCTGCCGAGTGGCGGACGGGGCCGATCGGGAGTGACCTTCACCTGGTTGTCGAGCGCGATGGCGGCGCGCTGGCGAAGGGGATCTGGCTTGACGAAGAAAAGCAGCGGGAAACACAGCGCCGGTTTGCTTCCGCCAGGGCCATGACTGACAGAAATGAAAAACGGTACGAGTTTCAACGCGCTTTCGCTTTTCGGGAGAGCTTTCTGGATCTGCGCCATGCCTACGCGATGACAGTGCACAAGAGCCAGGGCAGCACCTTCGATACGGCCCTCATCGACATGCCCGACCTCATTCGTATGCCACCCGCTGAATTCAATCAGGCGCTCTACGTGGCGATTACGCGGCCGAGAGAGTATCTCGGTATCGGCGTATGACATGGACAGTGATGGGGCAACACCGTGTTTATGACCCACTCAGCCTCGCGGCGCAGCTGTCGGCGCTCGGTGCCACGAGGACCGTGGCCAGGGAGCCCTCTCCGGGTAACTGGAAAGGCGTCCCCGCACAGGCCAACGCCACGCGCCTTGTCCTGGACTACCTGCGGTCGGAGTCGGGTTTCCGGCGGCAATGCGATATCCGATGGGCGCTCAAGCTCAGTCATCCGTCGGTGGCCTGGGCGCTGCAGTGCCTGCGCAGGGCGGAGTTGGTCGACGTGGTGCAGGACACGGCGCGGAATCCGCGCTACATGAGGTATCGGGCGAGGACATGAGCCGATTCAACGAACACGGGTTGACGCCGCAGCAGGAAGCGTTTGCGGTGGCTGTGGCTGCCGGGTCGAACCTGTCCGACGCCTACCGGGGCGCGTACAAGGCCGGGCGAATGACGGCCAAGCAGATCAACGAGGAAGCCTGCAAGCTGGCGGATAACCCAAAGGTTACCCAAAGGATTCGCGCCCTGCAGGGTGCGGCGGCGGACGTGGCCATCCTCAAGGCCGGCGACATCCTGACAGAGGTGCGACGCCTGTGCCTGTCGGATATTTCAGGGATCATGCACCCCGATGGCCGGGTCAAGCTCCCGCACGAACTCGATGCCGATACCCGCGCCGCTGTGGCGTCGTTCGAGATTGATGCCAAGGGTGTCATCAAGTACCGGTTCTGGGACAAAAACGCAGCGCTTGAGAAGGCGGCCAAGATTCTTGGGCTGTTTGAGAAAGACAACAAGCAGAAGACCGACCCGCTGCAGTCACTGCTCGACTCTCTCAGCGGCAACGTGATCGGGCCAAAGCCAGACAACAGAGAGCGCCTCATTGAGTCGGCGGCGCCAGGATCTGGTAAGGCCGTAGAGGCAATACCGGTATCCGGCGGCAAGGTGTATGGGCCGGATGGCGACCACGATGTCTCCTGACGAACTGAAGCGCCTCCTGGAGGACCCGGCGCTGCGTCTCGAAACCCTGTACTGGATCATCACCAAGGGCGAGGGCGATGACGACCTTGTCGTGCGCTTCGTGCCGAACGCAGTGCAGCACCAGCTCATGGAGCGGTTGTGGCACCGCAACCTCGTCCTCAAGGCGAGGCAGCGCGGGATCACGACACTCATCGCCATCCTGTGGCTCGACACCGCGCTGTTTTACCCTGGGCCGGTGTACTGCGGGATCATCGCTCACGAGCGGGAAGCGGCCGAGGAGATATTCCGGACCAAGGTGGTGTTCGCCTACGATCACCTGCCGCACGAACTTCGAGAGAAGTTCCCGCTGGCGAAAAAAACCGCCACCGAACTGGTCTTCGCCCACAACGGCGCGACGATCCGCGTCGCCACGTCGATGCGCTCGGGCACCATCCACCGGTTGCACGTCAGCGAACTGGGCAAGATCGCGGCCAAGTATCCGTTCAAGGCCAAGGAGGTCTTGACCGGGTCCATTCCGGCTGTGCCGACATCCGGCGTCCTGGTTGTCGAGAGCACCGCGGAGGGACAGGACGGCGCCTTCTACGATCTGGCGCAGATCGCCAAGGCGACGGCCGATTCCTGCCGAACGTTGAGCGAGAAGGACTACCGCTTCCACTTCTTCAGTTGGTGGGATGCCGACGAGTACGAGCTCGACCCCGAGCTGGTGGTCTTCACGGAGAAGGACCACGAGTACTTCCGTCGCGTCGAGGCGATCATCGGGCGGCCGATCTCAATGCGCCAACGCGCGTGGTACGTGGCCACGCGGCGCGCCGACTTCGCCGACGAGGCGCCGCTGATGTGGCAGGAATACCCGTCCTATCCGGACGAGGCCTTTGCCGTGTCGATGGAGGGTTGCTACTACGCGACGCAGATCACCACCGCGCGCCTGCAGGGGCGCATCCTGCCAGGCCTTCCGGTCGTCTCTGCTCCGGTGAATACCTTCTGGGACATCGGCAAGGGCGACATGACGTGCATCTGGTTCCATCAGCGCGTCGGGCCGGAGAACCGGTTCATTCGGTACTACGAGGCGAGCGGCGAGGATCTCGATCACTACGCCGCCTACCTGCAGGGCACAGGGTTCGTGTTCGGGACGCACTACCTGCCACACGAGGCCGCCCACAAGCGCATCGGCAAGGACGCAGACCACAACCAGAGCATCCGCGAGATGCTGGAAGAACTACTACCCGGTCATCGCTTCGAGGTGGTTCCGCGCGTGACGCAACTGATCTCCGGTATCCAGGCTACCCGTCGTCAGTTCGCCACGTGCGTGTTCAACGAGTCAGGCTGTCAGCAGGGCATCAAGCGGCTGACCGCGTACCGGAAGCACTGGGACAAGGTTCGCGGTTGCTGGTCGGACAATCATGAGCACAATGATGACTCGCACGGAGCCGACGCCTACCGGCAGTTCGGACAGGTTGCGGACTCCGGGGATGATTTCACTGTCGCCAGCGATCAGAGCGCGGCGACACGCAGGCGCAGGGCGCCAAACTGGCGCGCATAGGACATGAGATGCTGGACTGTAAATCCGCAGGGCTCCGCATCGAGCCACAGACCGAAACCGAGCTCAGTCTGAGCGAGTTCACGACGTTCCTTGAGGAAATCCGCGAGCAGCCGGCGTGGCGCGCGAAAGCCGACAAGGAAATGGACTACTGCGACGGCAACCAGCTCGACAGCGAGATCCTGGAGCGCATGCAGGATATCGGTATCCCGCCCGCGGTCGAGCCGCTGATGGGGCCGACGATCGACGGGGTGCTCGGCCTGGAGGTCAAGAACCGGGGCGACTGGAAGGTGATTCCCGACACCCAGAACGATGGCGATGATGTCGCCGACGCCCTCAACTTCAAGCTGCATCAGGCGGAGTCGCGCTCCGCCGCGGATATCGCGTGCTCGGATGCGTTTTCGTCGCAGATCAAGGTGGGTCTGGGATGGGTCTATGTAGGCGAGGAGCAAGACCCGTTCCGGTACCCCTACAAGGTCGAGTCCGTCCACCGCAACGAGATCTTCTGGGACTGGTTCGCCAAGCCCGATCTGTCGAACGCGCGCTACCTGATTCGCCGCAAGTGGTTCGACCGGCGCATTCCCAAACTGATGTTCCCGGACAAGGCCGAGCTGATCGAGCACGCCGGTACCGGATGGATGGGGCTGGACCACACGACACTGACCGTCGACGGCGGCACGTCGACCGGGTTGTACGTGGCCGCCGATCAGGAGCGCGGGTGGTCGATCGAGGAGCAGGAGTGGCGCGACCTCAACCGGAATCGCGTCTGCCTGTTCGAGGCCTGGTACCGCCGGTGGGAGCGCGTGCTGGTCCTCAAGGCGCCGGACGGCCGGGTGGTGGAGTACGACGCGAAGAATCCGGCCCACCGCTATGCCGTGGCCACCGGCGCGATCGAGCCGGTATGGGCGATCGTCTCCCGGGTCCGGCTGTCCTGGTGGATGGGTCCGCACCAGCTCTCGGACACGCCCAGCCCTTATCGCCACAACCGCTTTCCCTATGTGCCGTTCTGGGGCAAGCGCGAGGATCGCACCAGCGTGCCGTTCGGCCTGGCGCGCGGGATGATGTATTTACAGGACCAGATCAATGCGCTGCACAGCAAGTCGCAGTGGATGATGGCCGCCCGCCGTGTCGTGCGCACCGATGGTGCGGTCAAGGGAGACGACGAGCTGTTCCGGCAGGAGGTCGCCAGGCCGGATGCCGACATCGTACTGAACGCGAAGGCGATGCGCGACGGCGGCGTGTTCAAGGTCGAGACCGATCTGGAATTGACGCAGCAGCAGTTCCAGCGCCTGCAGGATTCGCGCGACGGTCTGCGGCGCGTCGGCGGCATCTACTCCGAGTTCCAGGGGCAGAACAGCAACACGACCAGTGGTGTGCAGTTCAATTCGCAGGTCGAGCAGAGCAACCAGTCGCTTGCCGACATCCTGGACAACTTCAAGACCGCGCGCATGGCCGTGGGCGATCTGCTTCTGTCGATGATCATCACGGACTCGATCGGAAAACAGGAGTCCGTGTTCATCAACGGCAAGGGCCTGCGGCCCGACAAGACGGTGCTCCTCAATGCGCCCGCGACAGGCACCCCTTCCGACGAATCTCAGGTGGCGGACACCCGGCCACCGCAACCGAATACGCCCGCCGCGCCGGAGCCCGTCTCCGCTCCGGTATCCACTGCCGCTACCTCTCTCCCAACCAACCAGGCAGAGCCGGCGGGTGTTCCCCCCACGACCACAGAAGGAGTCTCAGCCCATGCCTCTCAGACCCAAGAAGCCGTCACGCCAGCGCCGGGACGAAAGGAAGAACCCGCCAAGGTATCCGGTACCGGCGTAACCGCTGGTACGAACACTGCCGGTATTGAGTCCGTAAATAGCTCGCCGCATCAGGAGTCTCAAGGAACGGTTGCGAAGGCGGTGCAATCCGCTACGTTGCCGGCAGTGCCCAATGGCCGGTCGGAACCCGTAACGCCCGCCGGCGCCAGTCAGGACGTCAGCCTGCAGAACCGCGACCGCTCCCGGGCGGCGTCGGTCATGCAGATGACGGAGATCGCCCGCAACCCCGACTACCTGCGCCTCGGTCCGAGCCGTACCCCGGACTCGGGCGCCCCGATGGTCTTCGCCGTCGGCGATGATCATTCCCGGATCCCGGCGAAGAACTTCGGCAACCAGGACATCGCCGTGATGTCCGACGGGCAGCGTGTGCCGTTCCGCTACGCGGTGGTGGATGCGAGCCAGGTCGAGCCGTCGAACTTTGCCGACGGACGCGTCAATCCGGCGTTTTCCGCCGTCGCGAACGGCACCATCAAGGCGCTGAACAACGGCCGCACCGCAGGCCTGCGCGCGTCGTATGAACTCGGCACGGCTACCGCCTACCATTCGGAGCTGACCAACGATGTCGCCAACGTCGGCATCTCTCCCGAGGTCGTGCGGCGCGTCCGGAACCCGATACTCGTCCGGGTCTATTCGGAGTCCGAGAACACCAACGGGATGGCCGCCAAGAGCCAGGCGCAGGGCCTGGGCATGTCCCCGGGCGAGCTGGCGAAGCAGGACGCGCCGCTGTTCGATTCCTCGATTCTGTCGCTCTTCCGACCTGGCGAAGTAGCCAGCGCCGATAACCGCGACTTCGTGCGCGCCTTCGTCGGCAAGCTGCAGCAGTCCGGCCAGGACGTCGCGGGCATGATGACCGATACCGGCATGTTGTCGCCGACAGGCCGTAGCCGCATCCAGGCTTCCCTGATGCAGGCCGCGTACGGTGACGCCGACCTGGTGGCGGAGATGTTCGACTCGATCGATACCGACATCAAGGCGATCGGCGAGGCGCTCAAGGCGGTGGCCGGCGAGTGGGCCAACATGCGTGACTCGGCCCGGATTGGCGCGATCGACCCCGACGTCGACATCACACCCAACGTCATCCAGGCGCTGAACCTCATTCGCAAGGCCAGGCGTGACAAGTCGTCCCTTGCCGATCTGGTTCGCCAGCCTGATCTGATGACCGGCGAGACCCCGGAAGAGCTGACGATTGGCGCGCTCAAACTCTTCTATTCCGGGCAGCACTTCAGTCGCGCGGTGGGTCGTGACAAGCTGATTACCGAGCTGCGCGCCTACATCCAGGGAGCCATGGCAACCCACTCCGGAGCCGATATGTTCGGTGATAAAGTGACGGCTGCGGACATCATCAGAAGCGTCATCGAGAAAGGGGAAGGCAGTGCAGAATCTCAAACCGAAGAAGGCGGCAGAGGCCCCGTTGGCGGCAGCCCTGCTCGGGATGGTTCTGGTCAAGTCCGGGCAGGAAGATCACGACAGCGACCAGACGGAGCACGGCAGGAGCCTGCTGCAAGTGGCGATGAGAAGCGAAAAGGCCAGGACACCGGAGTTCAAAGCGGCGGTGAAGAAGGCGTCCGAGGCGATCGGCAAGGTGATTCCGGAGCCCTCGAACTAACCGGCCAGACTCCGGAAGAGATCGCGACCGCCGAAGCCGAGCGAATAGCCACAGAGAAGGCGCGCAAGGACGAAGAGGCTAGGGCCAGGGCCAAGGAAAAAGCGCAGGCGATCAAAGCCGAAAAGGAGCGCCGGGCAGCCGAGATCCTCAAGGAACGCGAAGCGGCCAAGAAAGCCGAGGTCGACAAGGCTGCGGAAGACTTCGCGCTTGGCCAGAATGCGCCGGCGCCCGTAGAAAGAAAGGTCACTACCGAGGAGGCAATCGGGCAGCGCGATGTGTTTGACGCGCCACCGGCAAGGGGACCTACAAGCAATACTCGTGAGTTGCCAGAAGCGCCGGCCGCGCCCAGCGACGACCTCGACGCATTGTTCGACGCAGAGCTTGATGCGGCATTCTCCAAACACAAGGAAGTTGGAAATGAACAGGGTCCCGTCAGAAATTCTCAACGAGATCGCCAAGCTCCCGCTTCGCAACGCGGCGATGAAGGCCCTGTTCCAGATGAGCGAGGAGGAGAAAGCGCGACATCTGGAGCAGGAATACCGGTTCCTGACGGAAACGGCGGGAGTGGACGGGCTGGCGGCCCTGGCGTATCAGGAGTTGGCGCCGCTGCTGGCGGAGAACAAGGCGATCAGCCGGTACGTGGTGCGCAGCGGCCGACCGGATCTGAGAGGTTGCCTGCCGGAAATCGTCAGCGTCAAGGAAGCTCTGGTGTACGCAAGGGCGGAGTGGCCGCTTCTGGAGGGGAAAGCGCTGCGGCAGTTGGCGGACCTGCTGGCGGGGGGGTAGGTCCCCGGTCGGCCTCAGAGGCCGGGAAGAGTGCCGCCAAAAATGCCGGCTTGGCGCTATCAGATGTCGCCAAGGGCCTGAATGCACTGTTCAAGCCCAAGCCAGGCCGCCTCGGCATAGGCGTGCCTTTCGACGAGGACACCTACGCCGCGGCCAAGCCGTATTTCCAGGCTGGTCTAGCCCACTTCCGACAGGCCGGCACCGACATCGCGGACATGATGCGCGCCTTGATTGCCGCCCTGCGCGATCAGTTCGGGATGGACAGGGAGACGATCGCCGCCATGAAGCCCTACGTCGTGCGCTACATGACCGACGTTAAAGAAGGGCGGGAAGGGATCGAGGAAACCAATCCGCAGGAACCGCCGAAGGACAAACTCCAGCAACAGCAAGCCGCCGAATCGATCAAGGTTGTCGTCGGCGACAAGGCGAACATCGACGCAACGCTGCCGTTCCTGACCGCGGGGCAGCGCGAGGATGTCCAGTTTGCCGAGAAGCGCTGGTCATCGCCGGACGGCTACGGCGTGCTGTTCACCAACGGTACCGGCACCGGCAAGACGTTCCTCTCTCTGGGGGCCATCAAGCGCCTCACCAAGCAGGGCAAGGGCAACGGCATCGTCGTCGTACCGAACGAGGCGGTGATGAACGAATGGGTGAAGAGCGCCCCCGCCCTCGGTCTGCAGATTACGCCGCTGGCCGATACCAAGGACGCCGGATCCGGGATTGCCATCACGACCTACGCCAACTTCGGGCAGAACGACGATATCGCGAAGCGCGACTACGACTTCGTGACGATCGACGAGGCGCACCTGCTGATGCTGGGCAAGGAGGCGGCCTCTACTGAGGCGTTGGGGGCGCTGCGCGCGGTCAGCCTGCACCCGGACGGCGTGCTGCGCCGCGCGGAGATGCAGAACCGCGAACTGGTCGATCGCATTGCGAGCAACCAGCAGCGCATCCGGGAGCTGCTGAAGAGTATCGCCAACCCTGACACGATGGACCAGATCGTGTTCGCCACGCGCAAGGAGATTGAAGCGCTGGACAAGACCCTGGATGCCGACCTGCAGACGTGGCGGGACGTTCAGGACCGCGTCAAAGCGGATGTCCTGTCCCGCCAGGGCGAGAAGCGGCCGCGCGTCATGTTCCTGTCGGCGACGCCGTTCGCCTACGAGCAGAACATCCAGTGGGGCCAGGGCTTCCTCTACGAGTTCCCGGAGGTCGAGGGCCGCGGGTACAACGCACCGGACCCGTACGGCGCATTCATGATCCAGCACTTCGGCTGGCGCATGCGCACCGGCCGGCTGACCCAGCCGGACGACGCCGTCGATCGGGATCTGATGCAGCGCCAGTTCAATAGCTGGCTGCGCAAGCAGGGCGTTCTGTCGGCCCGGATGCTCGATGTCGACCAGGACTACGAGCGCAAATTCATCCTGCTCGAAGGCGGTATCGGCCAGAAGATCGACGAGGGCCTGAAGTGGCTGCGCGATACCGAGAACGGGCGCTACATGCACCTGTACGGCGCCATCAACGACCGTTTCGACTACCTGACCCGCTCGCGCCTGCTGGAAGCCATCAAGGCCAAAGCGGCGATTCCCTACATCCGTAAGCACCACGCCATGGGCCGCAAGGTGGTGGTGTTCTACGACTTCAACACCGGCGGCGGGATCAATGTATTCAACGTCGACCGCGATCTGGCGAGCGCCGAGGCGGGCGAGCGGCGGCCAGAATTCAACCTGGAGAAAGACGGGTTGCAGGTTCCCGTTCGTGGCCAGCCACAGGCGCACTTCGGGTCGTCATCCGCGGTGAAACTTGAGCGTGTCACGTTCGCGCAACTGCTGCGCGAGTTCGTTGCCGCCAGGCCCGATCTGCAGAACATCGATTTCAGACAATACGGCTCGCCGCTGTCCACGCTGACACAGGCCTTCCCGGGCGCCGGCGTCTACAACGGCATGCCGCAGTACAAGAAATCCCGCCTCCAGGCCATTCGGGATTTCAACGACGACGCCAAGCCCCAGGCGAACCTGCTGCTGGTGCAGAAGGCCGCGAACGCCGGTTGGTCCGGTCACGACACGACGGGCACCCACATGCGCGTGCTCATCAATCTGGGCTTGCCGACGGCGCCGATCGAAGCCATCCAGCAGGAAGGGCGCATCTATCGTGTCGGGCAGAGGTCGGACGCGAACTTTCACTACTTCAACACCGGGACGAACTGGGAGCGCTACGCCTTTGGCTCGAGGATCGCGCGCCGGGCCGGTACCGCCGAGAACCTCGCCATGGGCGAACAGGCGCGCGGGCTGCGGGAGGCCTTCATCCAGGCCTTCGAGAACAGCGACCCCGGCTACGAACCGAGCGCCGCGGATGGCAAGGGCGGCAAGACGGGTGATCGCGATCTGGTTCATGCGATCACCGACTGGGAGCGCGCCAAGGCGCTGTACTTCGCGCAGCAGAAGAAGACCAGCCGGACCAAGTCGGCCGAGGGCGAAGACTACTTTGCCACGCCCGAGCCGCTGGGCCTGAAGATGGTCGAGTGGGGCGCGGTGCTGCCCGGCGAACGCGTTCTGGAGCCCTCTGCCGGCCACGGCGCCATTGCGCGCTGGTTTCCGGACAAGAACGATCGCACAGTCATCGAGCCGTCTCTTGAACTCGCTTCGCGCCTGACGCTGGCGACCGATGCCAAGCTGATCAATGGTCCGTTCGAGAATCACGATCTCGTCAACAAGTACGACGTGATTGTGATGAATCCACCGTTCGGCATCGGCGGCAAGACGGCGGTCGAGCACCTTGACAAGGCCTTCCGGCATCTCTCCGAGGGTGGGCGCGTTGTCGCTCTGATCCCCGAAGGCCCAGCCGCGAACAAGCGCTTCGACGACTGGATGTACGGCGAGAAGACGGTCAAGGCCAAGCCCGTCGGCACCCGTGTGGGCCAGTTTGGCGAGGTCTTCGCCGGCGACATCGCGACCGTTGAAATCGGGGGGTTCGGAATCGCCGGCGGTGTGAAGCTCATCGGCAAGGTGACAGACTTCCGGGATGGCAAGCTGTGGGTGCGTTCGGATGGGTCTGATTATTCGACCGGACACCTGCTTGACCGGATCAAGGCGATTCAACCCACGGGCAAGCGCACCGCCAAAGTGCAGAGCGCCCCGAACGCCTACCTGCGAGCATCGATCGGTCTTCCCGCCGTCACCTTCGAGCGTGCCGGTACCGGCGTCAAGACCCGCGTCGTGATCATCGACAAGATTCTGGACCCGGCTCGGGCAGCGGATGCCCACGGCTCGGCGTCGCGCGAGATCGGCGCCGGCAGTGTGAAGGAGCTGTTCGATGCGCTGGAGAACATGGAGGTCGTCGGGCGCGCATTGCCTGCGGAGAAGCTCGGCAGAAATCAGCAGGCGCAGATGCGCGAGAGCGCCCGGAAGGCGACCGCTGGCGCAACGAATGAGACGGGCAGGGTTCAGCCGGAGGGGAGCGAAGCGACGCTTGAGGAGGTGCGGGACGCTCAGGCGCCAACGGACACGCCGAAGCTCTTGACGGACGCGCCGCGCGTCTCGCACGTCACCCGCGCCGGCAAGACCATCTATGGCGTAATCGCCAAAAGCCTGACTTTTGCTCAGGCCAAGGCGATCGACAAATTCACATGGAAGAAGGACGGCGGCTTCTTCATCCGGCTGGAGCATGTCGTTCGGCCGCCGAGCGTTGCCGAGCAGGAGCGCTCGGTCTATGCTGTCAAGGAGCCTGACGGCATCACCGGCGATCTCTTCCAGGGCACCACACAAGACCTCTTCGCAGGGACGGAGAATGCGCTACCAGAAGCGGCAGGAAAGCATTTACACGGGCAAAGGGCAGCCCCCCGAAGGGGCGTTCGCGCTGCGTCCGGACCCGCTTCCCGCGTACTTGCCGTCCGGCAGTCGCCCGACGAACCCGGTATCTACCACGTCTCGACGCAGCTCGTCACAGTAGGCGAGCGCGCGCTCCCCGTCGCTCGAATCAACCCCGTTGGTGGTCGCGGCGTGGTGGACGCCGCAAAGGCATTTGCCTATCTCTCTCGGCACGCGGTCGAGCACTACGATGCCATCGTGACCGACAAGGACGGCCGGCCGCTGGCCGTGGTCGGATCGTTCAAGGGCGCCTTGACCCAGACCAGCGTCTATCCGGGCACCATCGTCGCCGAACTCTCCCGCATTGACGGGGCGGCGCATCTCTGGACGGCCCACAACCACCCGTCGGGAGTGGCAGAACTCTCCAACGCCGATCGCAGCCTGAGCGAACAGTTCGCCAGGGTGCTGGATGGGTCGGGCGTCGAGTACCACGGCCTGTTCGCGATGGCCAACCAGGCGGGAAGTCCGGGCGTCGTGGCTTACCATCACACGCTGTACGACCGCGGAGCAGTCTCCAGAAATCTGCCTGCGCCTCATCGTGTGCCCATCGTCGATCGCGAGTTGACCGACGAAAGGGGGCGGGATGCGGCGATTTCCAGCCCGACCATGGCGATCTCCGTCGTCGCCAACATTGCCGGACGTACCCCCGGCATCGTATTTCTCGATGCCCAGAACCGGCCGGTGGCCTTTGTTCCGTTCGCAGGCGAGGAGCTTGGCCGGCTGAAGGTCGATGGCCGGCTCATGCGACTGTTCCGCGCGGCCAGCCAGGCCAACGCCGGGGGCGCCATCATCGCCATGCCGGACGGCAAGGTGACAAAGCAGCAGGTCGGCAATGTCATCGCCGCGCTGTCCGGAATCGACATCCGGGTGCTCGACGGTATCGAGTATGCGAGCGACGGATCGGGGAAAGGCAGGAGCCTGGCCAGCGCTGGCGAACTGTCGGGGGCGACCTCGGTGTTCAGTCAGAGTATCGGCCTGGACAGCATCACCCCCGCCGATTCCGCCATCTACAGCATGGCCCAAGAAGGCAGGACGGCCGCCGAGATTCTCTCGTTCATCGGCAAGGCCAGCCGTCGCCCATTCAACCGCTATCTCGCGAACGCACTGAGGAATCTCGGGGCGGCGTCGACGATCACGCTCGACAGTCAGGGCGGCTGGCAGTTCGGCAATACCTCGCGGGCGCAACGGTACGCCGCGGCCTACAACCCGAAGACCGATGCCGTCGCCCTCTTCACGCCGCGCGAGGCTGAGAGGCACATCTTGCACGAATTGGTGCATGCGGCCACGCTCAAGGCGATTGCCAAGGGGGGCGTGCCAGCCATGCGTATGCGCAAGCTGTTCCTGCACGTGCAGCGATCGGGAAGGCTCGACGGTCAATACGGCATGTCGAACCTGGATGAGTTCGTCGCCGAGGCGTTCAGCAATCCGACGTTTCAGCAGGCGCTGCGCAACGTCCCGGCTCCCGTCGATTCGACGCTGAAAAACGCCTGGCACTGGTTCGTGCGACTGATTTCGCGCATTCTCGGGCTGCCGACGGCGGGGCGGGAAACGGCGCTCGATCGGGTGCTGACCGAAGGTGCGGCGCTGATGCGGGAGAATGCGGCGCTGGCGGGCAAGGCGCAGGGGAATGACCGCTATGCGCAGGGATCTCCGCGGCTGGCCCCGAACGGTCAGCCGTCCAACCTTAACGAGCACCAGTGGCAGCAGGTACGGACGCCGGAATTCAAGGCATGGTTCGGGGATTGGGAACGCGTGGCCAAGCGCAATGCGCTGGATTCCATGACTCCGGTCGATGTGGATTACAGCGAATTTGGCGACAGGCTGGCTGATCCGGTCAAGTTTGAGGAGAAGGCCAGGGATGCATATGCAAACATCAAGAAAGCAACCAATGCCATTGATGGGAGCGAAATCCAGTTCGTGATGACGGGCTATCGTAAGCTGCTATCTCACAGTGCCGATGCCAGCACACTTGAAATCATCGCCGGACTGAAGCAGATGATGGAGCGCGCCATTCCGATCTACAGCGAGCAGCACATTCCTTCCGGGAAGCCAAACGAGTCGACGCGGGCATGGCATACCTATGCCGCAAGAGCCGTTCTTGACGGTAAGACGGTATATGTAAAGATGGTGGTTCGGGAAGACGTTTTCGGGAAGCGCACCATAGATGCCTTCCATGATGCGACCGTGACGCCTGAAAAAAAAGTACGGGCGGCCGGCCTTCGTTCTTCTACCCCGCTTTCAATGCAGGAGGAAACCGCATGGTCGGACGCGCCCGATAAAGACAAATTACGCCAGTGGTACGTCAATGTCAATCCGTCATCTGTCTCCAAGGTCGTCGACACCAACGGCGAGCCGCTGGTGGTGTATCACGGCGGGGAATTCGATGCGGAGAAGCACGGAGCATTCAGCGACAGCAAGGATGTTCTGAACGAAGGATTCTTTTTCACGGCAGACAGAATCCGGGCTTTGAGATACGCAAAAGGAATGGACTCCAGAGTAACGGCGGCATACCTGAGCATCAAGAAGCCGGATTTCTGGATTAGCGACAAGGACTTTGCGAAGAGCGAAGGAAAGGACGGATCTCGGGCAAATGGAATGGCTTGGGTGGCTTTCGATCCGACCCAGATCAAGTCCGCCACCGGCAACACCGGAGCTTTCTCGCCCACGAATCCCGACATCCGCTTCAACGTCGCCGGCACTCAGCCGGCCGCAACGCCGTCGGTCTCTCCTGGCAATGCCTGGCAGCGTGCCAAGGCAAAAGCCGCCGAAATCCTCTCGCCGAAGAACCTCGACAAGGTCATCTACGAGCTGCAGGACAAGTACGTCGACCTGCGCCGCCTGCGCGACCACCTCCGGGCGATCGGCGGGACGATCACCGATCTGAACGACGCCTACCTCGGCGAGGAGCTCTACCACAAGCGCCTCGCGCACCGGACGCAGGATTTCCTGAAGGCTGAGCTTCGGCCGTTGCTGGGCGACATGCGTGCGCGCGGCGTGGGCATGCAGGATCTCGAAACCTTCCTCCATGCGCGGCACGCTCCGGAAACCAACGCCGAGATGGCAAAGCGCAACCCGAACCAGGCGGAGATCGACGCCGGACGGGGGAGGGCGGCGGCCATCGTGCACCGGTTGGAGCAGCAACTGCAGCATGCCCAGGCGCGAGGACTGGCGACGGCTGCCCTTGAACGTGCCCTCAACGACGCGCGCGGAGAACTGGTGAAGTGGAACGGCGCGCAGGCCTTCCGCGGGACCGAGGATGAGCGCCGCTCCCTGTCGGGCCTGTCCGACGCCGCGGCGGCAGCGATCATGCACGGACTGACGCCGGAGCGGCGCGCCGACCTGGACGCGCTCGCAGCCCGCGTCGACGCCATCAACGAGGGCACACTGCAACTCCTCCAGGACTATGGTCTGATGAGCCGCGAGAGCCTCGATGCCTGGCGCCGGACTTACCGGTACTACATCCCGCTCCACCGTGACGAAGCGCACCCGGACAGCGCCAACCATCCTGTCGGGCAGGGCTTCAGTGTCAAAGGCGACGCCGCCAAGCGGCGCACCGGTAGTAACCAGCAGGTGACGCACATCCTCGGGCACATCGCCATGCAGCGCGAGGCGGCGCTGACACGCGGCGAGAAGAACCACGTGATGCTCAAGCTCTACCTGATGGCGCGCCAGAATCCCCTGCCGGACGTGTGGAAGGTCGGCGCCGTGCCGACGACCGACATTCTCGACAAGGCGACCGGGTTCGTGAAGACCGTTCCCGACCCGCTGTACCGGAACCGGCCGAACGTGCTGACGCTGCGCCTCGCCGGCAAGGACGTGGCGATCGTGATGAACGAGCACAACCCGCAGGCGCTGCGGATGGCGCAGGCGTTGAAGAACCTCGATGTCGACGACCTGCACTACATCATCCCGATCGTCGGCAGGGCGACGCGCTACTTCGCGAGTATCAACACGCAGTACAACCCGATTTTCGGGGTGATCAACCTGATGCGCGATGCCCAGGAAGCGGCGCTGAACCTGAGCACGACCGAACTCGCCGGGAAACAGAAGCAGGTCATGGGCGACGCCCTCGGTATTCTCAAGGAGGTCGTGAAGAACAAGGGGCGCATGCCGACCGCCGGCCGCTGGGGGCGGCTGTTCGAGGAGTTCAACGAGGTCGGCGGTACGACGGGTTACCGCGACCTGTACCTGAATGCCGAAGACCGGGCGAAGGCGCTGTTGAGCGAGTTGCAGGCCCTGGAACGCGGCAAGGCAAGCCAGGCGGCGCATGCCGTCGCAGGCTGGTTGAGCGACTACAACGAGGCGATGGAAAACTCGGTCCGCCTGGCGGCCTACAAGGCGGCGCTCGACAACGGGATGAGCCGGGAGCGCGCGGCGAGCCTCGCCAAGAACCTGACGGTGAACTTCAACCGCAAGGGGCGGCAGACGCGCGAACTGGGCGCGCTGTACGCGTTCTTCAATGCCGCGGTGCAGGGCACGACGCGCATGGCGCAGACGCTGGCGGGACCGGCCGGGCGGAAGATCATGGCCGGCGGGGTACTGCTCGGCGCCATGAATGCGCTGCTCGGCATCGCCGTGATGGGCGGCGATGACGACGACGAGTGGGAGAAGATTCCGGAGTTCGTCAAGGAGCGCTCGATCATCATCCCGATCGGCCGGCAGGACTACCTCAGCATCCCGATGCCGCTCGGCTTCCAGTTCCTGCCGAACATCGGGCGCCTGGCGGTCGAGATGGCCGTCTACAAGGACAAGACGCTCGGCAGGCAGATGGCGAGCCTCTTCACAGTCCTGGCCGACGCCTTCAATCCCCTGGGCGGTTCGTCGCCGGCGCTGCAGATCGCGGCCCCGACCGTTCTCGACCCGTTCGTGGCGCTGGCGCAGAACAAGGACTGGACCGGGAAGCCGATCTACATCGAGAACCGCAACAGCCTCGACCCGCAACCCGGGACGCAGCGCGCGAAGGATTCGGTGACGCCCTGGGCGAAGGGGTTTGCGGAGGCGATCAACGCGGTGACCGGCGGCACAGAGTACACGCCTGGCGGGTGGTCACCGACGCCCGATCAGATCGACTACGTGATCGGGCAGTTGACGGGAGGCCTCGGGCGCGAGGCGGGCAAGGTGGCAGCCACGGCGGCGGCGCCGATCACCGGCGAAGAGTTGCCGCCCTACAAGATCCCGCTGGTCGGGCGGCTGTACGGGAACACCGGTGGCGTGTCCGGCCAGTCCGAGCGGTTCTACGAGAACATCACCAAGGCCAACGAGGCAGAGAACGAGATCAAGGGGCGGGTGCGCCAGGGCATCGCTGTGGCCGACTACCTCACCGACCACCCGGGCGCCATCGAGCTCGCCGCGCGCGGGAATGTGGCCGAGCGGCAGGTGAACGCACTGCGCAAGTTACGTCACGACGTCGTGAAAGAGGGCGGGCCGGAGACGGCGGGCCGTGCGCGCGACGTGAATGAGCGCATGGCGGCGGTGATGCGCGGGTTCAACCGGGAAGCGGAGAGGATGCAATGACCGACGATCAGCAGCAGTACGACGGGGACAGCGAGCGGCGTTCTTCATGGCGTGTTGAAGCCGAGAATCTTCACGACCGGCTCGATACGATCGAAGCACTGTCCAGGGCGACGCACGATACCGTCGTCGCCCACGTGGCGGAAGAGCGCGAAACAAAAGCGGCCATCGAGGACCTGATTCTTCTGTGGCGCGGGAGCAAGATGATGGTGTCGGCTGCCAAGCTCTTGATCCCGATCGCGGCTGCCATCGTCGGGGCGGCGGTGTGGGTGAAGGATCATTTCAGGTGGTGAAGGCGGCTGGGTCGCAGTCGGTGCGCGCGCGGGCGAGTCGTGGGTTGTCGAGAGATGGATCTGGTGAATGCTCACATTCGACTTCACCGAATGAGCGTAAAGACACGCCGCCGATGTGTCTTGATCTAGAACGCTAATACTCAAAGGGTGAGCCGAACAGCGGACCGCTGATGAGCGTCCGCGAGATGGTACGAAAATGGCCTGCACCCTTGCGAGTGCAGGCCATCCCGATACCCTAGACTCTTGCCGTGACCACGTAGGCCACGAGCGCGAACCAGAATGCATATATCGGATCCACAACTACGCAGAACGTAGTGAACAATCCTCCAAGTACAGCCACCTTCAAGCCCAGAGCTGCTGGGGTTGTTTTCTGTTCAGGCATTTTTCGCCCTTCACTAAAACCTGTACCAGTCTCTTGATGAATCGGGGATGGTACGCCCAGACTTCGTTGCCATATTCCAGGTTACATGCAGTCTTGGTGGCGGCAGCGACCCGACTGCTCCATGCATTGTGACCGCAGCATGGGGCGTGCAGACAAGAGATTGGTGTCAATGGCCGTAAGAAAAACGCGGTCGGTGGAACCCGTGCCCAACATCATTTGGAGTAACTAATTTGGGTAACCGAATTGAGCGCTCAACGGCAGGATGGAAAGAAATTAACCTTAAAGAGTTGATTTCTTTCCATGGGCGTGCCACAATTCGTCCTGAGATCGCTCAGGAGCGATCGGAGCGTGTAGCGGCTGTCGAGTCTAGGAAAGTCAAGTCAGGTGTCGTGATGTCTAGGTGATTGTTTGTTAAGTGAATGTGGGAGCGCTACGGAGGAAATGAAATGTTGACGCCATTTGGAAAGTTGGTCAGGAAGCTACGAATAGATCGGGGCTTGCGGCTGAAGGACATGGCCGATGCGCTGGGCTTGAGTTCAGCTTTTTTGTCGGCGGTGGAAACTGGCAGCAAGCCGGTGCCCGCCTCGATGGCCGATCAGGTGTGCAGGTACTTTGGGCTGGATCCGCAACAGCAGCGTGATCTCAGGAAGGCTGTGGACGCTTCACAGGTTGAAGCCCGCATCCGGATGGAGGGGCTTGAAGATCAGTCCCGCGAGTTGGTTGCCGCATTTGCGCGCCGCATTGGTGACCTGGACCCGGGCCAAAGGGCGAGGATTTTGGAAGTCTTGAAGGAGAGACAATGAGGAAGCCAGGCTGTCGTGTCCCGCCCTTGAGCAAGGTGAAGATACGTGAATTCGCAACATCGTTACGACACCATCTAGGTCTTGATCGTCGCTCGGATTTCCCGATCATCGAAGTGTTGGAGTTCGCCTTACCGCAGTTGATCGACGGGTTTGTTCTAGAGGTCGGCTCCCACGAGGAGATGGGACACAACCACGGCTTGACGTACCCGAACAAGGCAATCATCAAGCTTCGCGAGGATGTCTATGACGGTGCGGTAGAGGGGGTGGGGCGCGATCGATTTACGGCGTCCCACGAATTGGGCCACATGATGTTGCACACAAACGTCTCGATGGCCAGATCAAGCGGGCCGGTTGGTCACCGGATCTTTGAGGATAGTGAGTGGCAGGCGGACCGCCTTGCCGCTGAACTGCTCATGCCGGTGGATGCCGTGCTTGCATGTAGAAGCGTCGACGAAGTCGTCGAGACGTTTCGAGTGTCCAGACCCGCGGCGGAGATTCGGTGGGACGAACTAAAGAAAAAGGCTTGAGCAATTGCCCAAGCCTTCCTCCCGGTAACCAATGGATGGTTGGTTACGCAGCTATCCTGCAAAAAGGCAATCAAGCTTGTGGTGTGAGAGCTACTAGCATAACGCCTGGAGCAGGAAAAGCAAGGAGCATCCTCCATCCAGACTGGAGGTGTTGTATGTGCAGAAGTCCTTAAACTTGCGGCCTGCGCCGCCGGGCTTTCGCTGGATCTTCACGCGGTTTCGTCGTGTGAAAAACTCCACCCGATTGCTCGACGCCCATGCCTACGGCTACACGGCTTGGGCCTTCCTTGTGAGGTGCTAACGTAGCCACTGGGAGGGGTCGCGTTACGGCGACCTCTCCTCTTTGGGCTCGGAGTCGCTATCATGCTCGGGCCGGTGGATCTTCCGCAGGCGCAGGTCCCGAGGTGGGTCGTGCACAGGTTTTGACCGAGGTAGCCGTCGCGTACAACCGTCAAAGGGGCACTTCTTCCACGCATTGTCACGAAGGGTCGCAAGAAGAATGAAGAAGACGTTGGTTTCCCTGGTGGCCTCGGCGCTGGTCCTTATGGCGTTGCCGGCAAGCTCAGCACAAATCTACGAGTGCGTGGCAATCGGTGGCGGCGAATTCTACTCAACGGGGCGCTGCTCCGATCATAAGGCGGTTGGTCGAATTATTCATTCGGTACCTGATGGTATTCCATTTGACCAGCAGGTAGATATCATCAACAAGAGAAAGGGCGCCGAACAAAAGCAAAAACAGGGCCAAGAGGACACACTTGCAAAGTATCAGGAATGCAGAGTCTTTTCGGATGATCTTGCCGCGCTGAACAAAAAATACGCCCAAGGTAACTACGTAGAAATCAACGAAGTGAATCAGGATCAAGCGCGTCATCGCGAACTCAAGTCCAGACAAGCGTCTCGTGGCTGTTTCTCGAAATGAGATGGGATTGAAGAATGCATAAGAAGAGTCTGCTCTTTCCACTCCTGCTTCTTCTCCTCCTCACCTTCCCCACACACGCCGATACCCTCACCGGTACCGTCGTCTCCGTAGCCGACGGTGACACGATCACCGTCCTCGACGCCAACCACGAACAGCACAAGATCCGGCTCTCCGGCATCGATGCCCCCGAGAAGGCACAACCGTTCGGCCAGCGTTCGAAGGAGTCCATGTCGACACTGGTGTTCGGGAAAGAGGTCGATGTCTTGTGGCACAAGCATGACCGTTACCAGCGCATCGTCGGCAAGGTCATGGTGCAACCTTCCGACTGTCCGACGTGCCCCAAGACGCTTGACGTAGGCCTCGCGCAGCTCACGGTCGGCCTCGCCTGGTGGTACCAGAAGTATGCGAAGGAGCAATCGCCCGAGGATGCCGGGCGGTATGAATTCGCCGAACACGAGGCCAGGGCGAAGCGTGCCGGCCTGTGGGCCGACAGCAGTTCGGTGCCGCCGTGGGATTGGCGGAAGGGCGAACGGTGACGACTCGAAAGGCGTGGCCGGCGACGATCGACGAAGCGGTCGGTGTGGTGATCGCTGCGCTGTCGGATGACGAGCGGGCGAGCATTGCCGCTCTGGAGCAGGCGGAACTGATCGGGCTACACTTCGGCATGGGCGCCTGGATTCGGAACAACCTGGGGCTGTGGAAGGGGAACGACGCGCTGATGCAGGCCATCAGGGAGCGTGACCAGGCGGTTCACCCTGACGATGCTTCGATAGTGATTGTCGAGGCGGTGTGGGAGAGGCTGCTGGAAATGGTGCCAAAGGTGCATTGAGGAGGGGGCGGCTTGCGGCCACAACAGTCCGGTGGCCACGTCGCCAGAAAGCGGCCGTACAATGCGATTAGTACTCGCAGGGTTTATCGGTTTTGTTCAAACTGCATACAGGCTTGCAGCGTCCGAAAATACTGATTGCAGTCAATTGGTTGCACCAATGAACGCTGCTAGGTTATACCCCACGTATCCGAGAAACCCTGCAAGTTTGCTGTCTTCCTCACTTTCGGCGCACTCTGATGGAGAACGCCAAGGCCATGGCGAAGACGGCATCGCGGGAACACACACTCAAAAGACTCGGGCGATCCAGCGGTTTGACCGCCGCGCCGCCGAAGACGGAAAGCAAGCCGATGAATCGAAATCTGGCCGCCGCGAAGGCGGCCAAGCAGGACGAGTTCTACACCCAGTATGTCGACATCCAGAAAGAGGTCGAGGCCTATCTTGAGTTCGACCCTGACACATTCCGCGGCAAGGTCGTCTACTGCAACTGCGACGACCCCTTCGAAAGCAACTTCTTCAAATACTTCGCTGCCAACTTCAACAAGCTCGGGCTGAAAAAGCTCGTCACCACCAGCTACGACGGCTCCCCCATCGCCGGCGCACAACTCACGTTCGGTGAGTACGACGAGGGCAATGGCAAGCGCCAAAAGCCCAAGGCCATCGCCGTCGAGATCGAGGAAGTGAAGGATGTCAACGGAGACGGAGCGACCGGCATCGAAGACGTCAAGCTCTTCCTGAAGCGAAACCCTCACACCCGCACAAGCCTCGCAGGAGGCGGAGATTTCCGTAGCTCCGAGTGCATAGCGCTCCTGAAAGAGGCCGACATCGTCGTGACCAATCCGCCCTTCTCTCTCTTTCGCGAGTACGTTGCGCAGCTCGTGGAGGACGGCAAGAAGTTCCTGATCATCGGCAACTTGCAGGCGATCACCTACAAGGAGGTCTTTCCGCTCATCATGGCTGATAGGCTATGGTTGGGAGTGACCATCCACAGCGGCGACCGCGAGTTTCGCGTCCCAGACCACTATCCGTTGAATGCGGCTGGTTGGCGGGTCGATGAAAATGGCGTCAAATATATCCGCGTTAAGGGCGTTCGCTGGTACACAAACCTGGACCATGGGCGCCGACACCAGGAGCTGCCACTCATGACCATGGAGGACAACTTGCGGTTCAGTAGACACAGGGAGATCAAGGGAAAGGCAGCGTACGACCGATACGACAACTTCGACGCCATCGAAGTGCCTTTCACAGACGCGATCCCCAGCGACCACGACGGCATGATGGGCGTCCCCATCACCTTTCTCGACAAGTACAACCCCGACCAGTTCGAGATTTTGGGATACGAAAAGAGCTATCAGTTGCAGACAAGAAAGTACGAGATTCAAGTTCAAGTCGACAAGTCGGGAAGAAAAAGCAACGTAACCAAGCTGAACGACGGCGTAGCGATCAGGGTGGACCGACCCCCGACCGATCAGACATACTACGTCGTGGACGGCGAGTATTACATCCAGCAATACAAGAGAGTCTTCATCCGCCGGCGCACCCGGCGCGCAAGGGGGGGGAAGAAGTGAAGACCACGTTGAGAACCGACATCACCGTTGCCAGCATCTGCGACGGGTTTGTCTACAACCAGTTCGAGGGCAAAGGGTTGTTCGGGCTGGGCGGAAAGCTCACCATTCAGCCGGAGTACCAGCGGAACTATATCTATGCGGACGGCGGCGGAAAAAAGGAGGCGGCGGTCATCCACTCGCTGCTCAAGGGGTATCCGCTCGGGCTGATCTACTTCAACAAAGTCGCGGAGAACAAGTTCGAGGTGCTCGACGGCCAGCAGCGGATCACCAGTATCGGACGGTTCGTTACGAACAAGTTCGCGATCATGGATAACGGCAATCCGAAGAACGTCGACAGCCTGCCCGCCGATCAACAGGCCAAACTTCGGGACTCGAAATTGCTTATCTACGAGTGCGAGGGCACGGAGACCGAGATCAAGCAATGGTTTGAGACGATCAACATCTCAGGCGTGCCTCTTAACCCCCAAGAGCTCTTGAATGCCATCTACTCTGGGCCGTTCGTGACGCTTGCCAAGGCCGAGTTCAGCAACAGCCAGAACGCGAACATCCAGAAATGGAGCGCGTACATCAAGGGCAGCGCAAACCGGCAGGACTTCCTCGCGCGGGCGCTGGACTGGGTGAGTAAAGGCGATATTGGCGGCTACATGAGCGGTCATCGCTCCAAAGGTAACATCAATGAGCTGAAAACCTACTTCAACGGCGTAATCGACTGGGTGTCGAGCGTGTTCAGGGATGTTGAAAGGGAGATGCAGGGGCTGGAGTGGGGACGGCTCTACGAGCAATATCACTCCGAATCATATGATCCGGCCAAAGTTTCTGCCGAGGTCAAGCGGCTTTATGGCGACCCGTACGTCAGAAACCGTCGCGGCGTCTTCGAATACATTCTCGGCGGCCTTCAAGATTCGAAGATCCTGGATGTACGGGTGTTCGACGAACCGATCAAGAAGGCCGTCTACGCCAAGCAGACCACAGCTGCCGAAGCCAATAGCACATCAAATTGTCCGCTCTGCGCAGTCGGCCATGCTGCCAATAAGAGCAAATTATGGAAGATCGCCGAAATGGACGCGGACCATGTTTCCGCATGGAGCAAGGGCGGCGGAAGCTCGGCTGAGAACTGCCAAATGCTCTGTGCCACCCACAATCGCGCCAAAGGCAACCGATAATATGGGCGTGCCGTAGCCCGGCGCGAAAAGCGGGCTCGGCCGCGGAACAACCGGTTTTAGCATAGGGTCCGCTGCGTGGCACATCGCTGAACCGGGGCGTTGAAGGTCCGATTTCTCAGTCCGACTACTTTCGTTTAGGGTCTTTATACGCTTTTCCGTACCACCCCGTTCGCCCACCAATGCCCCAGCGCCTCCGCCCCGCCGTCACCGACCCGGTCATCCTGATGTTCTCGCGCCGCCAGGTCGAAACCTGCGATGTCGACGAGCCCCTACAGTTTCTCCGCCGCCTCACCGCTGACCGGCCCACCGCGCTCGAGTTCTCCGGCCGGATCAGCCTGGTAATCGACGGCTACAACGACGACCCGCGCGAACTGTTCGAGATCCCCGAGGTGCGTGCGTACATCAAACGCCTCGACCAGGAGTGGCCCTACTGGTTCTTCTTCCTGTCCCAGGCCGACGAGTCGATCAAGCTCCTGGAGAGCTGCCTGTGCGAGACCATCGAGGTAGTGCCGGGCGTGACGTCCGTGGACATGGAGCAGTTGGAGCGATCGCTGGCGCGGCACTTCGGCGCGATGTATCGCCTGAGCGAGGAGCTGAAGCTGCCCGACGAGATGTGCGAGGAGGTCGCCGAGGGGATCGTCGGCATGTTCCGGAATGCGACGGTGGAGCGGATCGAGGGGGATGAGTACCGGTAGGTGACCGTAATGCAGGGAGGGTGTATGCTGCCGGTCGGTGCGGGGGGTGCTGAGGGGTGGCAGAGGGATTGCCGGACCGTACGGTACCGAGTTGGGAGCAGGGGCCGGAGTTATAGCGCAAGACTGTCTTCCGATAACAATGTTGAACTAAACCGCTGGCGCGGTGGTGGTTAGACCCACCGCCGCGTTGCTGTTTCTGAATGATCGTCGTCCTGAGAAGGCGCAGTTTTTCAAACTGAACGTCATCAAATCGATCTTCATCATGGGG